CCCAAAAGGTCGAGGATCTAACGGCTGGTTTATTTATCCGACATTGCGCGCCATTCAGCCCGAAATCATTGCTAAGTGGGAAAATGCTTTTGACAAGATCCTCAAGGAGTTTTAAATGGTTGCGCACAGTAGAACGCTCAAGCTGTCGATACTTGCTGACGTTGACCAGCTTAAAAAATCCTTAAACAGTGCAAATAATGACGTAGAAGGTTCAAGCAGCAAGCTTGGAGAATTTAGCAAAAAGGCTGGATTGGCTTTTGCCGCAGCTGGCGCAGCTGCTGGCGCTTATGCCGTAAAGCTTGCAGTTGACGGCGTAAAGGCCGCGATCGAGGACGAAGCTGCACAGATCAGACTTGCCACATCTTTGAAAAATGCAACAGGTGCGACAAATGACATGATTGCTTCTGTTGAAAAACAGATCCTCAAAACATCATTGGCTACAGGCGTTGCAGACGACAAGTTGCGTCCAGCTTTGTCTCGCCTTGCTTTATCGACCGGTGATGTAACAAAAGCGCAGGATCTTTTAAGTCTTGCCTTAGATATCTCGCAAGCTACGGGCAAGGGGCTGGACTCAGTAGCCAACAGCCTAGGCAAAGCCTACGACGGCAACACAGCAGCTCTTGGCAAGCTAGGCATTGGACTATCAGCAGCCGAATTAAAGGCTATGTCATTCACAGAAGTCCAGGGCAAGTTATCAGATTTATTTGGCGGCGCAGCGGCAGAAAACTCAAAGACATTTGCTGGACGACTTCAAATTCTTAAAGTCACATTTGACGAGGCAAAAGAGTCAATCGGTGCTCGTTTGCTGCCAATAATCCAGCAGCTTGTTGAGTTTATTGTCAACAAAGTTGTGCCAGCGTTAGGCAAATTTGCAGATTTCTTTAAACCAATTACAGACGCAATTAAAGATAACAAAGAGGAATTCACAACTTTCATCAACTTTATTCAAAAGTACGTTGTGCCAGTATTGGTCAATGTCTTAGGCGGAGCATTTAAAGTCGTAGGCGAAATCGCTGGCGGCGTCATAAATGTAGTTGGCGCAGTGATCGGTGCTCTTAATAGTTTAATTTCTGGCGCTGTTGCGGGTATCAACGCGCTAATTCGACTTTACAACTCAGTGCCATTTTTGCCTAACGTTTCACAAATTACAGCGCCGACAATTAACGTGCCTACGGTTTCAGTGCCTAGTGTGACTTCAACTTCTCAAGTGCCAACTATTAGCGTGCCAAGCGTCTCTGGCGGCACAGGATCATCAAAGTCAGGCGGCGGCGTATCCGCAGCTGTTGCCGGTGCAGCAATGGCAGCTGCTCCAGTTAATTATGGCTACACAGCTGCAAATCCGTCATTTACATACGGGGCAAATAGTGCGCCACCAATTAACGTGACAGTAAATGGCGCAATCGACGCAGAAGGCACAGCGCGCACAATCGTCAACGTTTTAAATGACTCATTCTTTCGCGGTACAGGCGGCGCAGGTGCGCTGCTAGGTGCAAGCGGTTGACACAGTGGGCGCCAGTTTGGCGAGTCAAGATTGCTGGCGTAGATGTAACTGACTCAGTTTTGGCCAGCCTTAACATAACCTCAGGGCGCACAAATATTTATGAGCAGGCTCAAGCTGGTTATTGCTCAATCACCTTAATTGTTTTTGACCAAGTTGCTATTAACTATCAAATAAATGACAGCTTGTCGGTCGAGGTTCAGGATACTTCTGCCGTTTATCAACCTATATTTGGCGGCTCGATTGTGGATATTGCTGTCAGCGTGTCAGAGGTCGGCTCAACCGCGTACACCCAAGAGGTGACAATTACGGCGCTGGGCGCTCTGGCGAGACTTCAAAAGGCGCTCACAGACGGTGTTTTGACTCAGGATTTTGACGGCAATCAAATAGAGACGATCTTGTCAGAATTGTTATTGGCTCAATGGAATGAAGTACCAGCTGCCGAAACTTGGGCGAGCTACGATCCGACGACAACTTGGGCTACAGCTGGAAACGTGGGCTTGGGCGAAATAGATACGCCGGGCAATTACGAGCTTGCACAGCGTTCATCATCTCGCACCGTCATTTACGATCTTGTTGCAGCCTTGGCAACTTCTGGCCTTGGCTATATATACGAGGACGCAAATGGCCTGATTGGATACGCAGACTCAACTCACCGAACAACTTATCTTGCTGCCAACGGATACACCGATCTGACAGCCAATCATGCGCTAGGTCGAGGCATAACAATTAAAACCAGAGCTGGCGACGTGCGCAACGATATAACGATCAAATATGGAGTCAGCAGCGGCAGTGAAGTCAGCGACACAGATCCGACTTCGATTGCAACTTATGGCAATCTGTCACAGATCATCACGACAACGATTAAGCACACAGCCGACGCAGAGGATCAGGCGGCCTTTTATCTTGCCTTGCGAGCTATTCCAATTCCTATTTTTGACCAAATAACTTACGCGCTGACAAATCCAGAGCTTGACAACGGCGATCGAGATAGCCTTTTGGGCGTCTTTATGGGTCAACCGGTAGCAATTAACGATCTGCCAACCAACATGGCTGGGGGCAGATTTCAAGGCTTTGTAGAAGGCTTTACATTTCGCGCTAGTTACAACGAATTGGCCGTCACTTTAATCATGTCTCCACTTGCCTATTCTTTGCAAGCTATGCAATGGGGCGACGTACCAATCGCTGAGACGTGGGCGAGCGTGTCGCCAACTTTGGAATGGGAATATGCGACAATCGTTGCATGATTGAAAGGACAATAAATGGCTAATCCAACCACCAATTACGGCTTTGTTATGCCGACTTCAACAGATTTGGTTACAGACTTACCGGCGGACTTTGACGTCTTTGGTCAGGCTGTAGATAATCAAATGCTGACAAATGCCAATGCTGCAATAGCCAAAAGTATTGTTGACGCAAAGGGCGACATAATTGCCGCTACTGCCGCCGATACCGTTAGCCGTTTAGCTGTAGGTGCAAATGGCACAGTTTTGACAGCAGACTCAACCGCGGCAACCGGTCTTAAATGGGCTACAGCTGGCGGCGGTGGCAAAGTGCTTCAAGTTGTCATGGGTACGTATTCAACTCAGACTTTAACTTCATCAACTTCTTACGTTGACACAGGCTTATCAGTAAGTATCACACCAACATTAAGCACTTCTAAAGTCCTAGTTTTGGTTTCAAACTCGGCTTATGTTGCAAACAGCGCAAGCGCGTCGAGCGTTAACGGTGGGTTTCAGATAGTTCGCGCCGCAACTAATATCGTGACCTTAAGCGGCGCTATGCAAACAAATATCAACGCAAACAATGGCGCTATGTCTAGCATGTTTTCTTATGCTTATCTTGACTCGCCTGCGACAACTAGCGCGACAACTTACAAACTTCAACAAAAAGTTGATAATTCAAACGGTTTTGTTATTACATCTTTAGGTTCAACCACATCTAACATTACCGTTTTAGAAATTGGAGCATAAAATGGATATCTTTCTAGCGCAGGCAATTAAAAATTTTGTACCAAATAGTGAATTTACTATTAAGGATAACGATTACTCGACTATTGAGTGGCATGTATTAGAAGGCAAAGCACCTACCAAAGCGCAAATTGAGGCAGAAATTGTCAAAATTAAATCTAATCAAGTTGCAGCCTCAGAAGAAAAAGCTACAGCCAAAGCAGCTTTGCTTGAACGTCTTGGCATAACAGCCGACGAAGCGGCACTGCTACTGTCATGACTTATCCGCAAGGCACAGCCGCAGCTTTGATTGCAGTTGCACTTGCAGAAGTTGGCACAATCGAGCAGGGCGATAACCTAACCAAGTACGGCGAATATACCGGCGCAAATGGTCTGCCTTGGTGTGGGTCTTTTGTAAATTGGTGCGCCAATGAAGCTGGCGTCAAAATTCCAAACATGGTCAGCACAGCTGCTGGCGCACAGAAAATGAAAGACCAAGGGCGCTGGCACACCATGCCTGCACTTGGCGATCTTTGTTTCATGGACTTTCCACATGACGGCGTTGATCGGATAAGCCATATTGGAATTGTCGTCAAGGTTGGCAAAGTCAGTGTTTTATGCGTAGAAGGCAACACTTCTGGCAATGGCGATCAGCGAAATGGCGGAATGGTTATGACAAAGCAGCGTTTTTTAGGCAAAGAAATCGTTGGTTTTGCTAGGCCAAAATTTGCAGAATATGCTGGAGAATATCCTTTTGTAAAGTCGTTAAAAGCGACAGCCAAAAAGGAGAAAAAGTGATGAACGAATTGAAGCCAATGCTCGCCAGTTATGCTCGATCATTTATTGCAGCAAGCCTTGCCGTCTATATGGCAGGTGTTACAGATCCAAAGGCAATCTTGTCCGCTGGTATTGCAGCTGTTGTGCCGGTACTTATGCGCTGGTTAAATCCTAACGATCAGGTTTATGGTCGCAAGTGACCCAAAAACTGCGAGCGGCGGCGCTGGCGGTTGGCCTATCGCTGGCGCTGTCGTCTTGCGGTTATCAAGGTTATACGCGTTATCCATGCCAAGAGTTTGAGAATTGGGAAAATGATGAATGCAAGCGACCAAGGTGCGAAGCGCAAGGCGTCTGCACAGAGGACTTACTTGGAGACATTATTAAGCCACAGCCAAAATCGCCCTAGATACCAGAAGCGGCTTTCGCCTGAGGATATTAAGGCGCGTTTAATTTTATTTATTGGCATGACTTTGTCTGTCGTTTTCTTGATCGTAACTCTTGGAATTACCTACGCGCTGATATTTGTCACACAGCCTGTCTCAGCTCAAGCGCCCAATGACGCAGCTTTCATTGACTTGCTCAAGACTCTGGCCATTTTCTTAACTGGATCTCTTGGCGGTGTGCTTGCGTCCAACGGCTTAAAAGATAAAAAGGACAGCGACACGCCCAAAATCACGCCTAATCCTTGACCTTGTCAGACTATTGCTTCATTCTTTAATTAGGGAGCGAAGCACAGTAGCTCTCTGAACGGGAGCAATTATGTTAGTGACAATAGATATCGGCTGGATCATGTTAGCCGTCTTAGCAATATCAGTTCTTTTCTACACACTCGGCGTCAACGCGGGTCAGGCCAACGGTTACATGCGTGGCCGCGCCGCCGGTATTAAACTAGGCAAGCTAATTAAGGAGCAATCATGAGCTTCTTAGATAATTATGAAGGCGTTGCCGAAAGAATTAAACGTTTCTGGGCAACATATCCAGAAGGCAAAATCCACACTTCGATTGTGGACGTTGATATTAAGCAGGGCTATATCTTGGTTGAGTGCCGTATCTACAAGAAGTACGAGGACGAGCACCCAGCAGGTATTGACTACGCGTTCGGCAATGTGGCCACATACAACGTCAACATGAAAAAATGGTTTGTTGAGGACACCGTCACTTCTGCAATCGGACGTTGCGCAGGGCTGGTCTTAGGTACAGACACAAGGCCAACTCAGGAGAACATGCGTCAGGCCGAAAACATTGACGTTCAAATGGTTCAGGAAAGTGCGCAGGACGTTGATCTCTGGGCTACTTCGATCAGTGAGGATTTAGTGCCAGCCAGCTCTGCAATCGAGCAAATCAAATCACAGCTGGGCGGCGTACAAATAGCAGCTGCGCCAATTTGCCCACATGGTCACATGATCTGGCGTTCAGGCGATAAGGCTGGCAAGGCTTGGGGCGGCTATATGTGCGTTGAAAAGACAAAGGCCAAGCAATGTTCCCCGCATTGGTTTGTATTGGCCTCAGACGGCCAGTGGAAGCCACAGGTGTAATCGTGGGCGAATTTGAGATTATTAACCTGGAGTCGGGCAAGCGATACAAAGTCCAGAAGGACGGATCAGAGCTTCGAGATGAGGTCATTCCACCGGCAATCGAATGGTGCGATAAAGGCCAACACTTTGCGCCCAAGCTAGGCGGTCGTGATGATTACGGCATTTTATGGATCTGTCTGGCGTGCCAATCATGATTATCAAAATGAAAATAACAGAAGCTGAGGAATGGGCAATCCACAATCGAGCTTCACAGGTTGTCTTTTCGCAAGACGGATTAGGCAGAGGCCAGCAGTACAACACGAAGTTGAACAATCATGAACGAGTTACAGAGTACGCAGAGTCTCTTGGCGCTGAAATGGTTGTGGCCAGATACTTTGGTCTTGACTATGACATAAACGAAAACAAAGCCAAGGTGAAGGCCGATGTTGGCAAAGGTTTAGAAGTTCGCTGGACTTCTTATATAAACGGGTCGTTAATTATCTATCCATACGATCGCGTTGATGATGTTGCAGTGCTTGTCGTAGGTCGCTCGCCAGAGCTTTACATTGTTGGCTGGTTGCCGGTCAAAAGTGCTATGCAAAAGCATTTTAAGAATACGCAGCAGGACAGCTGGTGGGTCACGCAAGAACACCTTGCACCGATTGGCGATCTAGCAAGGAGCAGCTATGCGGCGACTCATATTTGATTGCTCGATCTGCGCAAAGCTTTACGGTGACGGGCGCAGGTTGCACTTGCTGTCTAAGGGCGCGGAATTATCGCTTCATGAGTGGTTCAGCCAATGTTCGGGCTGTGGCTCATTTGGTATCAAGCTAGTTGATGAGGCTCTGGTGTTAGACGAATGAGAACGATCATTAAACACACTTGCGATTGCGGCAAAGTCTTTGATATTGACACAGCAAGGCCATTGGTGTCGGTCACAATTCTAGAAGTCTCGATCAAGAACCATTCAAAGGATTGCGAGAAGGCCTGTGGATAACCTGTGTACAACACGCCCAAGCCCCGTTCAAGTTATGCACATTGTTGCCATGTACTTGACTCATGGGTGTACGCTGGAGCATACAAGTCGGAGGAGATTTTATGACTTCCAGACAGAATGATTATGACTCTTTCAGTTTAATCATTAAAAAGAAAATCAAAAAAACGGTGCTGTTATCAGTAATCGCCAGCGCCGGAATAGGCAACAGCTCTGCCTACGGCGTCGACTATCGAGACGCAATCAAACTATATGCACATAGCCAGATCGTAAATGACAAGCAATATCAGTGCTTTTACAAGCTAATTACAAAAGAAAGTAATTGGCGAGTAAATGCAAAGAACGGTAGTCATTACGGATTAGGTCAAATGCGCAATATCAAGTACAAGAACCTAGACGGTTTCAAGCAGGTCGATTGGATACTTCGCTATCACAAACACCGGTACGGAAGCCCTTGCAACGCTTGGCGCTTCTTTGTCGCTAACGGATACCACTGACAAATGGCAGCGTTAAGTAACAGAGCCAAAGGCGGAAACACTAGAGCTTGGCGCAAGATCAGAGAACGGATACTCATACGTGACGGCTATTGCTGCCAGTATTGCGGTGCTGAGAATGCAACTACAGTGGATCACGTGATACCAATAAGCAAAGGCGGTACTGATGAGCCTGACAACTTGCTAGCAGCTTGTACAAGGTGCAATTACAGCAAAAATGACAAGGTAGGTCAGTTTTTTGGACAGGCAAGAACACCTCTGACTCTTCCTTTTCTG